TCCTATTTTTATTTTTATCAAATTGATAATTCGTGAAGTAGTCATTAAATTCTTGTTTCCATATAACATCGCTTTTTTTAATATATTCTTTAAATGCTGTCCAATGTTTTTCTTCTACTTGATGGTTATGTATATATTCCCATACGTTTTTTATGCCTCGATAAGCCGTAAAACAATCACTTCTATCTTTTGATGTAAATTTAGTCAAGTATGCAATAGCACTGTTTATTTCTTTTTCAGTTTCGTCTTTATAATACAACATCATAAGAGCAGGATTTAAATATTCAGGTGTGTATATAATACTAATGTCAATAAAATCACACTCTAATTCTACAAATCCTTTGATGATATCTTTAAACTGCATAAGTTGATATACACCTGTTGTGCATATTAAAGAAATTTCTGTTTTCTTACTCCTTACAGATTTAAAAGTTGCAATATTTTTTTCTAATACGTCCCAATCGCCGCCTCTAAAATATTGGTACATTCCTGGACTGCTATCAATACTTATTTTTACTTGACTGCTTCCAAATTTATCTAAACGATGACTTAGAGCTACAGGATCAAAGGATGCATTAAAATTTGTGTGAAACATCACAAACATATTTTTTGCATTTGGATGTTCAGCAAGTCTGTCAAGTGTAGGTAGAAATGGCTTTTGATATAATACTTCTCCTCCTGCAAAATCGACTCTTTCTAAATTAGGAAAGTTTTCAATAAGATCGTCAACTATTTCTAGAGCCATTTTTGTATCTAGCTCAATACGCATTGCTTCATCTATGTGTTTCCTATGCATATCTTGTGTAAGTTGTACCAAGTGGTGTTCACGATCAATTTCATCTGGTTGATAGCGTTTTAATTTTGTCATCCAGCCGCTGCTAAACGCTGCACTACAATGTAAACAAGCCATATTACAAGCATTACTAAAACGTATTTCAATTGTTTTTAAACCTTCAAAACTTGTTTTACCTGTGCCATAATCAGTCCAACGTGTATCAGGTGGTGTTTCCTGTCTCATACTAATACCAGACTTTTGGTCTTCTACTATTTGACACATATCGCAACCAGTAGGCCACTTACCTTGAAGTAAATCTAGTCTGTGTTTTTTAAATGCTTCATTGTTAAAATACTGACTAGGTAAATGTCCTTTTGCTAACCATTGTAATCTGTCAGATTGCTGTGGACAACTTGTAGCAAATTGTTGTTTTAGATTTAACCCCCCTAATGCATAATAACAAGGCTTAGTCATTAAAAATATCCTTCATTTCAGGAAATACTTCTGCAAAACTATTACCCCGTTGAGCATCGCATCTTTGTAAAAATTCTTGCATTTCTGGTAAGCGTATACTCCAATCTTCACTCTCCATAAAGTTTATCATACCTTGTAAACGTTTTATACCATAACTTGCTTCACGCCATTGTTCGTATGTTGTTTTCTTTTTGCCGTGCTTGTACCAAACAGGTATACCTTTTTCCCAATTTTGTTCCCACCAAGGATAAAACTCTTCATACTTTTTACGCACTTCTGCCTTAAACCATTTAGGCAAAACTTTTACGTTTAGGTGTGGTGGATGATAAACAAAATGATAGTTTATACCTCCTGCACCAAACGGCCACATATTAACTTTATTAAAACCTTGTCCTAACTTCCATTTTATAAAATCAGGCAAGTAATAAATGTTAAGTGCTTGAACTGCACAAGCTACAGTTATTTCAACATTTACACTTGTTTGTTTGTCTAGAATATGAAAAACTTCTTCGGTACGTTTCCATTTACTAGGATAACGAATATAATCATTCATTTCGTGTATGCTATCTACACTATAATGGAATCTTACTAATTTAAATTCTTTCCATAGATCAAATAAATCTTCACGCCATTCTACACCGTTGGAATTATAACGTAATTCTAAATTTTTTGCAATACCTTGCCGTATTGCTTCTTCGAGTATTTCATAGTGTTCTTCAATAATAAGACTTTCGCCGCCTGCAAAATAAATTTGCTGCATATTAGGCATTTGTTCATAAAATTGTTGCCAAAATATAGGATTTTGTTTATGCCAGTTATAACTACTTCCGTTAGTGCTGCCTTTGTCTTGCCATTGCATAGTTTCTTTGAGACTTTTATTTTGTACAGCAGGAAATATTTTTTTATAATCTTTTATCCAACCTGAACTATCGTGAGGTGAACACATTACACAAGCAAGTTGACACTTTGTACCAAAACGTAAATCAATGTATGCAAGTTGTGGAGGTACTTCTCCATCGTCTGTGGTGTTTTTTATTAAGTTATCAACATCTACACGTTGGCTCCAATATTCAGTTTCCCACATACGCTTACTATTGTGTCCAGCTGCTTCTTCTCTATAACATTTTAAACAACTAGGAGGCTTTTCGCCATTCATCATTTGCTTACGCACATTTTTCATATACTCACTATTCCAAGCAGTTTGAAAATCTGTAACATTTAAGTTGTTTGGCTTACCGTCATCTGTTTTGAGAATACCAACTTGTCCACCGTGTTCTTTATCATTGGTAGGTCCAACACTACTTGCATTTGCTGTACAGCAAACTCTCATACTACCATCTGGTCTAGTGCTAAGGTGTACCCAAGGAAGAATACAAAACGTATCACTTACTTTATTCATACAGTACTTATTCCATTATCTACATATTTTATTTCGTTATGATACGCTTTGTTTTTTGCACAGGTCCTAATACATCTTGTTAAATGTAAATCGTGTGCTGGATCCCAACTTGCTGCTAGTAATTTAGAGTACCAAGGATGTTGTAAAATTTCTTCTTTGCTATGATGTCTTAAACTATTCCAGTTTGGTTCGAATTGATTCAATTTATCAAGTATACCTTCTTTGTTTTTGAAAGCACTATCCCAAAGAAAACAACAAGGCCATAATGTTAAATCACTTGCAATAAAAATTTCACCTTCGTGAATATACTTACATACAACAGTTTTCAAAATTTCTTGTTTTTTTGTTTCAAAGTTTTTGGTTTGCTTTCTCATTTTATATTCAGCAATAAACTTATCTAAATCTTTTACATCTTTTTTCTTACTGTGTTCCTTAGAACCTGTTGTTGTAATTTTCTTTTCTTCAACTACAACTTTTTTTATTTCTTTGTCTTTTTTAGATATTTTTGCTATCCAGTCGTGATAACTGTTACGCATTCCAGTCCTAGTTGCAAAAGAAAAGCCTAAACTTTCAGCGTGTATTTTTGCTTTATCTAATTCGTGTTCATTGTGATCAAACACAATGTATATCCAACTTGCACTTCCTTTAGGTGCATACAAACTAAACGCTTGCATATTGCGTGAAACTATATTGAATTTTGTGTTCACACGATATATGTGATTAGTTTCTTCGTGTCCATCAACACAAAAATGTATAAACACCAATCCAGGTCTTTCAGCTGCAATCTTACCTAGTCTAGACCACCATTCGGCTTTTTGTATTCCTCCATTTGTGCTTAATTCGCAATACCCGCCCATACTTGATAAGTAATCAACCATATCAACACATTCAATATGAAGAGCAGGATCCCCTAACACACCACAAAACTTGAATTCTATTCCGGTGTAATCATCTGGCGGGAATATACGTTTTAAATCTTCAAACGTAAAACTTTGTATAGTCAATAGATCTTTATTCAGTGTCCTTGCACATCCAGGACACGCTGCATTACAGTCACTGGTTATTTCTAACTCTACTTTTTTTAATTTCATTATATACGCACTTTACTCAGCTAAATATATTTATGAAAACTTTATATAAGGATACTAAATTGTGTGCTGCTCCATTTGTGTCATTTTACACAGGATCAAACCATAAAGTCACTCATTGCTGTGCAATGTATGATCCTATAGGTCATAGTAATAAAGATACATTTGAAAATATTATGAATAGCGAAACTGCAAAACGCATTCGTCGAACATTTATGAGCAATGAATTTCCTCCAGAATGCAAAGCTTGTGCAGATGCTGAAAAAATAAAAAATGGACCTGCAAGTATTAGAAAATTTAGCAACGGACTAGTTGAGGATACAAGCTTTTTAAAACATACTGCATCAGATGGTACATTGACAAAGCAATCTCCTGTTTTTTTAGATTTACTTTTCAGTAACAAATGTAATTTTGCTTGTATGGGTTGTGATCCTACTTTAAGTAGCACTATAGCAGACAAGTATACAGATGCATATGACATTGTTTTTGATAGAAAATATTCTAAACAAAATTGGCATAATAAATCAGACATAATAGATTATATATTAAAACACAAAGATTCAATAAGGTTATTGCATTTTAATGGCGGTGAGCCATTTATGCAGACAGAGACACACGAAATATTAGATGTTTTAAAAAAACATAATTTACAAAAACAAATAAAAATATGGTCACACACAAATGGAAGTATAAAAAAATATAAAGGAGTTGATGTTGTAGAAGATTACTTACAGTATTGGGGAGATAATTGTGAAATTGCTCTCAGTCACGATTTACATAATAAAAGAGGGGAATATGTAAGATATGGACTTATAACTAAAAAATGGGAAGAAAATTTTAACCGTATTACAGATGCAAAAATAATGATTAACATTCAAACAAGTTACAGTATTTTTAATTGTTTACATTTATGTGATTTATTTGATTACTATACAAAACATTTAAATCACAAAGGTGCTTTAAGTTTAGTTCCTTGGTATAATCCTAAGCCGTTTACTGCTCCAATAGCACAAGCAAACTACAAAATACTTAGTAAAGCAAAAGATCAACTTAATGAAATGCAAATGAGATTAGGTAGAGGTATAGGAGGTATTGTGTGGTACCCTAAGGAACTTAGAAAATTTTTAACTATGAAATGGGACGATATAGATGAACAAAAACAAAGATTTGTAAAGTCTATTGATAAATTTGATCAACTTAGAGGAACAAATTTTGTAGAAACTTTTCCTGAGTTACGAAGCCTTTACGAAAATTGAGCTGCAAAAGGATCAAATTTAGCTCCACATTTTTCGCTACAAACTCCTAATTTGCCTTCCTTTACAGTCTTTGCACTCCAACTATCTTCAATGCTTTTAAGTAATGGTCCTTCCATAACTTTTTTCAAATCATTCATTACTACATTGATTCCACCTTTTCCACCAGCTTCATCAATGTGAGTCCATATTTGTTCTACTTTTGGATCGGCGTGCCACCATTTGTACATACGTCCAGCAGTCCAACAACAAGGCATTAACAATCCTTCTGCTGTAATAAAAATATTACCCGCATCTTTAACTTTACAATTAATTTTACACTGGTTGTAATATTCCATCATACTACCGTATTGCTTTGCAATATTTTTTTGTTTGTCTAATTCTTTGTTAGCAAATTGTTTTTCTTTGGGCTTTGCTAATGTTTGTGTTTTTTGGCCTTTCCGATTTATAGCTTGGTGCGTTTCTTTTCCTGTCATTTTTTTAGTGCTATAAAAACGACCTGTTTTTTTCTTAATAAATTTTTCTACTCCCCAGTCATTAGCAAGAGCTTCTGCTTCTTCGACTTGATGTTCATTATGTTGAAATATAATATAGTCCCAACGTGCTCTACCTCCAGCAGCAATGAATGCTTTCATATTTGTTTCAACTTTATCCCATTGTACATTTTGTCTATACAAATGATTTGTATCTTCTAATCCATCTACACTGAATATAACAGCACCGTTTCTGCCAAACACCTGTGCAAGTTCCATCCACCAAGGCATATCTCTTGCACCAGCATTAGTATTCATACTAAGCCACATTGTAGGATTATGTTCTCTAAAATATTTAAATATTTCAAGTGTGTCTCTGGCAACAATAGGATCTCCTAAGTTGCCACACATATACATTGTTTTTAGTTGTTTTATAAAATCAGGTTTAAAAATTTTCTTTGCTTTTTGTAACGTAATTTCAGCGTTTGTTAAATGAGGGTTATCATCCCCGCCGTTCATATTCCTATCACACATAGGACAAGCCGCTTGACATTTTTGTGTTACTTCTAAATGTACTTCTCTTATATCTTCATATCTATACATTTTTATTCATCTCACTAATTTTACTTTGTAGTTTTTTTCGCTTGTTATTTAATATATCAAATTGTTCAGAGTAATAAAAATCTTGGAAGCTGTTCATAAGTTCCATTTGTGACATATAAAATTTACGTACATACCTCATACTTTCGGACAAATCAAACCATCCAACACTATCTGGATCAACAAGCTTGACTTTACGATCTTTGGTTATAACCAAGTTTGCTAACGTATAATCACCGTGCAAAACATATCTGTCGTTATCGTTATCATCATCAAATACACTAGTTTGATGCATTGATAACCAAGTTGATTGCATTGCAATCATAATATCTAAAAATATTTGTTTATTTAACAAATCCTTATATAATCTTCTATTCTTGTATTCTAATAAATGTCTTACATCGCAGACAATATCTAATTTCTCCATTTCAATTGTATTATAATTATCCGTAGCATAAACTTTTACAAAATAATCGTTATCCTTAGTAATCATTTGATAGTGTCTTAACCAACTAGCACCCAAAGGACAAGTTTTAGGTCTATTTTTGCATACCTTCACAATTCTGTTTTCATCCTTTGTATAATAAAGAGTTGAATTAGGAAAATGCAACGGACTTATAGTATTATCTATTTCAATCATTGTGTATTAACTTCACTTCTTTTCCTGGGCCAACTTTACTAGGCAGATCTCCGTAGTTGTCTATGTACCATTCTATCACAGCCTTGTACCACATTTGGCTGTTATGATGTGCTTTTTTGTTGAACATATGTATGTTGTTATTTGTAGCTTGCATTGTACTAAGAGCTCTTGCACTTTCAGTTTGCAATTGTCTTAGTGTGAGTTCATTTATATCCAATTTTCATAAACCTTTTGTATTTAGGCAATTGTAGTTCTCCTTCGTATAACACTGTTGTCATTGGAGATTTATCGCTGAATTCTTTTAATGTTTTGCTACAATTCACGTGTTCTTCTATTTCAAAATAATCATTTCCTTGCACAACTATAAATTTATCGTCTGGTATTTTATTGTACCAAGTATTGTAATTATCAATATGTTCAGTGCTTGTATTAATAATTGTATCTGGAGTATCCCATAACCTTTCAAAATCACTGCCGCCACTTTTTGCAACAATATAACAATGTTCTTCAAAATTTATATCGTGTATATCTTGCACAACTGGCTTAAACTTCCATCCATTTATAACCCAATGTTTGTTAAATATTTCTGCAATTTTTTCTGTGCTTTCATCTACATCAAAACTTCTAACTTTTTCTAATGTTAACCCTGATTCAAATAACATAACTGCTAGTGTTCCATACCATCCTGCACACAAAAATACAGTACCAAGATCAATTCCAATTTTTTTAAGTTCTTGTATAACCCACAACTTACTTTCAAGCTGTCCTCTGCTGAAGCAATCTTCATCAAACGCAATATCTTCTTTTATCATAGTTTTAAAAGCATATACAAAATGCGTGTCAACATAAGATTGTATAATTCTCCACAGACTAAAAATATTATCATTTAGAATAAGTCCTTTTAGATCTTCATCTTCTATAAGTCTAAAAATACTGTGTAAGTTATCATCGAGCACTGCTTTACGTAAATCGTCATTACCTGGTAACAATCTAAACAAAGCGTGAAGATTGTGTTCTAAAACTGCTTTCCGCAAATCTTCTATTTCACCGACTGTTCTTTTATTATCAACACATCTAAAAATACTGTTTATGTTTTTTTCTACGACTGCTTTACGTAGTTCTTCTTTGTCGATCAAGCGAAATAAACTAAGAATATCACGATCAATATATGCACGTCTAAGATTTGCAAAACGTTCGTCGTCTGGATAAAGAACTTCAAATCTATCTAATAATTTATATATGTCCATTAAATTTTTCTCTTAACCAGTCAAAGTCGTTGATTAACTTCAAAGCATCTATGTTGCCTTTATTAGTAGTTCCATACATAGTACCTTCTTTAGCACCTTTAATTGCATATTCTCCATATGGCTTATCCTTACCAACACTGCTCCATATTTTCAAGCGAGTATCAGTTTCGGCTTCTTTTTGTCTATCAATTACTTTACTACTTAGCTTACAGCATTCTCTAAATGCACTTTTCCAAGTTTCAAACTCTCCAGTGTTAAATGCAGTCACATTTGATATTTGTTGTATTGCTTTAAACTTTGTACTAATACTAGTTGTCATATCAGGTTTACTAGTATCCATAGTAAGTGTAAGTTCTCTTGGAAATAATTTTACTCCACCATAACCATACACAAGTCCGTTGATAGGATTTCTACTACGCCATACGTGTACGTGATCCCATTGCCAAACAGGAACTTGATAATCAAAATTAAAATCATCAACTATATCAGCATCACCATCTATAATCCAAAACATTGGAGTTGTGCATATTTTTGCACCTTCTATATGAGCTTGATGTATTCCTTTTACTCCGTGTATTCTTTTACATTGAGGAAAGCGTTTTAGTATGCGTTCATAGTTTTCATCAGCATTAGGTTCTTGGTAACTGATAAACACAATGTCATATGGTTTGGGTTTACTTACAATTTTATTATGTTCTTTTTTGTGTGCAATAAACATAAACTTCCATTCTCTTGCACTAATTTTTGATTTTTTACTGCATAGTATAACACCATCGTGATGTTCACCATTTAGGAACACGTGATTTATTTTTCTATCAAAAGAATTATGATGAGTAAAATATGTATCAAATTCAAACTCATCTAATAATTCTACAGTAGGTGGCACTACCCAAAACATATCTGTTTTTGCTGTGACTAATGCATTAGCATAATCTTCATATGTATCTGTATAAAAAATATCATACTTTGTTGGCACACTGGCTACAATATTAACTTCTTTTGTATTAACAAAAAATCTATGATCAATTTCTTTTTGTGATACTTGAGCATTTTTTGGTATTAATGAAATACCATCATACTCATCATTATTCAGAAAAACGTGTATATAGTCTTGGCTCCATTCATCAGGAACATAATCAAATAAGAAATTTTCTTTTATTTCTAAGTCTGGATATACAACCCACAAAAACTTTGTAATACAAGTCCGTTGTGCTTGTTCTATTGTTTTTACACATTTCACTGTGGGAATAATTTTTTTCAAACGTTTGTAATCTTCTTCAAACAAACTTTTATCAGCAATTAAAAATACATCATACATACACTAATTATACTAAAAAATTCCATTCTTGTCAATATTAGAATAAATACATTGTAGGAGAAAAATATGACTGACTTTATACCCGGCGATTCGTATCGAATAGATATTGTTGGTGCTGATAGCACTTTGATTATAGATAGTTGGCTAAGCCACATAAAAGCAAATGTTGTTAACAAAGACGGCATAGTACAAGTTGATACAACATTTGGTAAACTTTACGGACCAATGGTTGGCAACGTCGAAAACGAAGAAGGTGATGTTTTACTAAATGCAAGTAGCCGTACTGTTCATATGGACGTTGTTGGTAATGTTAAAGACAATGCTAATAATGTCATAGTAGATGCTGCTCGTAGTTTAATAAAAGGTAATTTTGAAGGAAACATTGTAAACGCTGTTGGTGATATGGTTTATGATGCCAATACAAAAACATTGGTTGTTGACAGAATTGTAGGTGATACATATGGTAAACATCACGGTGAAGTTGAATTAGTAGGAAACATCAATGGCACTTTTATGGGCAACCTAATTGGACCAAGCAACGGTTTGCATTCAGGTAATGTTTTAGGCAATGTTACAGGTAACCTACAAGGTAATATTGTTTATGA